GGTGAAATCTAATCCCGACATGCAAAAGCAAGAGATTGCTGACGCACGGGCCAAGGTACGCGATCAAGGGATGGCCATCTGGGCTGCCGCAAATCCAACACTTGCAAAGAATCTCCCACCTGGCCAAATTGGTTACAGCGCAGTCCAGCAAGCTTTGATTGGCGATGAAGCAGGTCAAGCGGCAAGGATGGGTTACGGTTATCAGATGCCTCAGCAAATGTTAACGACGCCACCTCCTGGTGTGAATGCACCTCAAGGGTTACCCGGTATTAGCTCCTTTGGAGCAGCTTCTGGTTACGGAGAGCAAGGTTTAGAGATTGATCCGGAAATGGCCAAGAAGTTTCAAGCTCTTTTGAATACATCCAATCAATAATTTATTGGCATCACTTAGTGTGTAAGCCCAACCAACTGGACACGAATCTTTGATTCACGGGGGCCAGTGTTGTTGCTTTAAACCGATGATTCTCTGTCCTAATTTTGTCAAACGCCTGACGACCAAACTCAGCCTTGTTGTTGCACTGCAAACTGTATTTACACCTGGTCTCAAAGCGGAATCAAATTGGGTAGGAGCATAAGGCTTCAGTTGTTATGTCTACTCCACGCATTGGTATTCTTCCCCACGAAGAACGGATGGCAATCTTCCGTGGCGCAAAGCAATTGGGATTAGACCCTTATGAATTTGGCGGACTCCTTTCTTTGGAATCCGGACCCAACATGGATCCCAATATTGTTGGCGGAGCGGGAGGTAGACATAGAGGCTTAATTCAATTTGGTCAGAACGAACAAAAGCTGTATGGGATCTCGGGACCCCAAACAAGAGCTGGCCAGATGTCGGCTGTTTTGAAATATTATCAAGACCGTGGCTTTAAGCCAGGAATGGATATTGGGAGGGCCTATGCCACAGTCCTTGGTGGAAATCCAAATGTATCTTTAGACTCAAAAGATTCCTTTGGCACATCAGTTAATAGCGCATTGCCGCGCTTCAAGCAAGGCGGTGACTTGCACAAAAATGCACAACGTGTACTGGGTGATGTTCCTGCGGAATACTTGACAGGTCCTAAAGCACAAGCCAAAGGAGTTGATAAAAGACAAGAAATGTCTTCTGCCGGTCTTTTTGAAGGTTTCATGGCAGGCATCACTGGCAACCAAACAAAAGAATCATCTGTCAAAGATCTTCTTAAGCAAGGTTTGATGACGCAATTATTGAATCCACAGCAGCCAGCTTTTAATCCATTTCAAATGCTTCTTAATATGAGCCCTTACAATTAAAACACGTTAGAATTAACGAATCATAAAAGCGCAGTAGAACATTGTCTTCTACCGCGCTTTTTATTTTATTTAGGCTTCACGTGAGTTCCTCCTTTGCCGTCGTGCCGTACTTTTGAGAACGCTTTCTCAAGGGGCCAATTATTATTTAAACGTTTCTGCATAGATTGCGGACTGATGTCTACTTCTTTAGCCCAGTCTGCAATACACATTGTTTTACCTTCAAAAGTGTATAGACGTGTAGCTCGTTTGCCACCACGGTTGCGCGTCTGTTCTTTGCGGGTAGCCCATCGACAATTTTCCTTGCAATATTTTTTATTATTGTCGATGCGCTCTAATTCAAGCTCAGGATTCTCCTTAGGACCCATATCAGCAAGGAATACATTGAAATCATCCCAGGCAGGGTCGTAATTAATCCCACGGCCACCATACCGCTCGTAGTGTGTTGTTTTTTGACAATTGCAACGCGAACGCATCGCTTTCCAAGACCTATATTCAGAGTTAAACTCCGCCTCGTTTGAGTATGCGCCATGACGAATTGATGCGCACGCCTTTGAGCAATAGATTGCGCCATTTTTTCGCAGCCTATATTTAACAGATGAGGGCCACTTGCTAACAAAGGGTTGACCGCACTTTGAACATGTGAACATGTTTTCCATTAGAATGGGAGCATTGAGCCAAAACATCCTAGCACAAAAGGGTAAAAAGAGGAGAGCCTAGATGTCATCGACTTCAACGAACAAGCAGCCCCTGCTTATTGACCGGCCGTTATTTGATTCAGTTCGAGTAACGACTCAGACTGTTGGTAGCTCCACCGCTAACACACTCTTTGTGCAGGGCGGCCAGGCTCCTTCGATCCTGGTCGATATGGATGCTGCAGTACAAGAGGATAACAACAGTGGTGGAGTTGTTGACTCCATCACTATTACACGAAACGACTTCTACCGTGGCGTTGATTACACCGTCAATACCACTACATCTGGTAATGTGATTTCCCTCGCTAGTGGTCAGGTTGTATTTGTACAAGAAACGGGAGTTGTTGGCACAGCACCTGCTAGTGGTTACGGTTATTACACATACACAGGATCTACGACACTGACAGGAATCAATACATCGCTCCTGTACTCAGGTGGTACTGCGACTGGCTTCTTGTATAACGGTGTTGCTTATGGTGATCAGCCACAAGTGACTTTTGTTTTTTACCACACACGAAACACGACTACTCCAATTCCCGCAAATGGTGATTACAAAGTACTGTTTGCTAAAACCCTTCCTGCTAATAGCGGCACTGTCGACTGCTCCGATTTAATGCCTCAACTAGCGGCACCAACAGCGCAGGCAGGTAACACCAACGGACTTGGTCCCACAGCACCTCTTCGCAACAAAGGTATTTACCTGGAACGAGGTGACCGAATTTACGTAGGCGTTTTCCCTGATGGGCCAAACATCTCTGGGTACGTCCCAGGTGCACATGTTATTGCACAAGGTGGGTTCTTCTGATCATGGCCAGAAAGAGTGGAAGCTCTTTTGGTAATTTTGACCAGACAGCAGTAGCGGCACCTAATGGCATCAAGCCTATTACAACAGAGTTTTCCCGTGGCTCTGTACCAGATTCTCTTTACACTATAAACAGAGAATCAGCCTGGTCTCGTTGGCGCAGAGGTTATGAACTTGCAACTGCAACCACATATAACAACGAGTACACTTATCAATTTCGCTACGACATTCCTAACGCAACAACAAGCGGCAATCCGTCACCTGTAATCTCAGGAGCTTTCGTTGGCTACCCAACGACCAGTAAAGAGCTCGGGATGCATTGGTCTATCTGGCGTTATGCAGGCTCAGTTCGATGCGATAAACTAACAGATCCAGTAAGTACTCAGAATTTATTTGTTGAATCGGTTACGGAAGATGCTAATAATTGGTACGTAAAACTAGCGGGTACTTGGAGCTCAATCAATCCACTTCCTTCACCTTTTTACATTCCAGTACCAGGGGAGCCTAACGGTATAAAACCTGCAAACACGGAGATCTTTGAAGATCGCATTATTACGGTTGATGGCGACATAATTGACAAAGACACAATTAACCCTGCGACACAAACCAGATACGGTTATGTACAAGCAATTGTTATTGCAATTGACCAGGAAGCCGGTATACTCACATTTAAAAAAGCGGGTTCAGTACAGGTGACACCTGATGGTGCATTTGTCACTCCATCACCAATAGGTTTTACACCTGGAAGATTTCTTATTACAGGATCAAGATACTCCTGCACTTGTCAAGATTTTACGCGCAGAGATTATTCCTTCTTATCTACCGTTGGAGCGAGCAATAAAAAACAATTTCCGCGTACCGGCCTTTCCAGCATCAAGCCAGGACGTTTTGAACTAACAAAACGAGATGGTATTCTTGACAACAACACAATGACACGTAGTGATCAAAACAGATCTCTTGAAGTTGTTTCAGTAGAAGGCTTTGAACTTGATTACACAGTCACGAATGATTCAGTTGCACAAGTTAAAGCAGCACGTGATAATCCTGGGGTATATAGAGAATTTGGATCTACATATACCAGGAGCACGAGTAATATTTCAACGACAGGCTCTAATTCCGAAGGAATGCCAGGCTTTAATGATTACTCATCTGTGACGCAAGTTACTGATACAGATTCCATTGAACAGATCACAATCACAGCAGTGGACGACAGTTGGACTCCGTTATTAGATGAACTGCGATATTGCAAACACATCTATGCGCTTAAGTTTAAAGATCAAGTATTTCCACCCGAGCCATCAGATTTTCCTGTGGGTATTGGGAGTATGGCTGACTGGGAGCAAACCCTTGTTGCAAAATTTGAAAAAGAACAAGAGAGCTTACGTGAGTTTAACCAAACTAAAAATGCTTTGTCAAAGATGGATGTACCGCCTTACAACTGTCAATCACCAATGATCTTTCCAATGCTGCAGCGTTTGTTTAACTTTGCAACTGATCGGATTGAGATACAGAATTTCACAATGTTTGACAAGGACGGCCAACCTTACGCACCATAAAAAAGCCCTGCAAAAAGCAGAGCCAGCACACATTTACTAATGAGGTTATGCGTCTATGCGGCAACAGGCATAATGCCGTGTTTTGTAAGGTGCTTCCTAACTGCTGCTACATTCCAGCGATAGCTGTCCCTGGAGCGGGTCTCCGAGAATGCGGCATAATGAGGACCAAGCTTCAAAGTGCCATCGTCACGGTACTTGAAGAGTGTCTTACGATCAATACCGAGGAGTTCTCCTGCGCGTTGCGCAGAGACCCATCCAGAGTGCTTAGCCATGGGAGTGGCGATAGTTACCTACATACCTTAACTTGCGTCAAGACCCTGTCAACAGCCTTAAGAAAAGTTTTATCTTTTTTCTTTGTCTTTGAAATTGTGTGGGGAAATTAGAATAAATTAACGGCAATTGAAGAGCATGTTTTGCAGCCAGCACGAGCCCCTCGCCCTGCTAGTTGAATTAACGCCAAAACTTGCCAAGAAACGTTTTCGAGAAAGTATTTATCAAGCATGGGATCATAAATGTGGCTATTGCGATAAAGATGCCACAAGTCTTGATCATATAGTTCCACGCTTTAAATCTGGCTCGTCAAATAGAAGTAATTTGATGCCAGCTTGTTCCAAGTGCAATGCGAACAAAGCATCGGCTGATATGGAGACCTGGTACAGACAGCAGGAATACTTTACAGAAGAGAAGTTAGATAGAATAAAAACCTGGATGAAACCAGATGGTTTTAATTTGATTGATTTACAAGATCACAAGAAAGCGTCATGATTCGTTTTGAAGTTAAAAACGGCAATCTTACCCCTGTATTAGAAGAAGGTGACTCCACCCAAAACTATATTGCATCTGAGATTTCCAAGAAACTTAATGGCGTTTCCACAGGCGTAACTGATTACAAGGGATTAATGAAGTCCCTGGATCAACAACTATCCAAAGGCAACTATTACTACAAAGATTATGTTGATGACCAAACAATAAAACAAATCGAAGATTTTTACGTGAGTGCAGCAGGTATCAAACCCTGGGACTCAACTAAACAAGGTTCTGATCTCACTAAGTTTGACGCAAAGTTCTACGCTGGACTGGTCCCGGAGACAGTGCAGAGCTGGAAAGATGCAGCTAAAAGTGTTTCTTTCGGTGGCAAGAAGATTGCTGATGTTGATATTACGCGTACATACCAAACACTAGACGACTATCTTCATTCAGACTATACGTTTGTTGGTGCACCAAGCGGCAAGCCAGGCAAACCAATGTCCCTGGACCCATACAAAGAAACTCTCCGTGCACCTACAGACCGAGAGCGTCAGATTCTACGAGAAACTCTCCTCGGTACATCCAAGGATAAACCTGAGTCGTTGGCAGAGCTTGCAACACAAGGAATCATTGACAAACAAGGGGAACAAGTCTTCGGTGCTTTATCGGCCGATGTCCTCAAACAAACGATGGACACTTATGCAAAAGCTCTAAAAGAGCAGCAGATGTCTGACCTTTTCGAAGGAATGGGGATGCCTAATGTCAATAACATGAAGCAAGATATCAAGAATGCCATTCTTGGTGATATTGGTACTGGGGGTTTTCTTGGGTTTGGCTCAGGCTCTGATCTTGGCAAAGGTCTTTCCGAAAGCTTGGACAAGAGTCTTGGTATTGGCTCATCTGTTCAATACAACTGGCAAAAGTGGTTTGATGAAACTCTTGCCAAGCGTTATGAAGAGATGTCTGAGATTACGTCGCCAGGAGAAGCAAAGGAAACATATGAACTCGATAAAGCGTTCGCACAGTCTTTTGTACAAGATTATTTGAAGCCTCGTTTTGATAACTCAAAGTCCATATCTGAATTTATTAGCTACATGGACGTGAAAGAAAATGAGCAAAACGTTTTACAAACACAATTAGCTTCTAGTGCACTTAAAGACTTTTCAAGGCAACAAGCGCAGGCATACATCAACCAATTAGGTGGGCAGCCCGTACAAAAAGAATTTGACCCCAACTTCTATTGGAGCCCAGAATTACTTAGTGGCACAGATGTCACCAGTAAAAAAGCTCTATATGAACAACAAAAACAATCAGTACAGAGCGCCTGGGACGCACGCAATAGTGATGCAGCCGTTAAAGATGGTAAATCATGGGCACAAATTGCTTACGAATATGGCATTAACCTAGAAGATAAAGATGATTTTGCCCGTCTTCATTACGCAGTAATTGGTAAAGATAAAAATTACGATCCCGTTGCCGACACATATACAAGGCAAGATCTTGCCACCTTTATTCAAGGAGATCTTGCAAAAGCATTGCAAGATAAAAAAACAGAGTTTGGTAATCCTGTATTCCTTGATTTTGTCACAGCAGAACAAAAGGCAAAGGAATTTGTTGACGCATTAAATGTTGCAGATTTACCAGCTGATTTAAAAAAACAACTTAACGATCTTGGCATCAATGAAAACTTAGACTCAACGGAGGAAGTGAAGGAAGGTTTAATGGGTATCTTGCGTACGAATCAGGCAATTGACATCAGGGAGCGCATTAAACAATTAAATGAACAGAGGATTAAACCAACACAAGAGCAGTTGGGCTTTGGTTATATCCAAAGAGACGAAGACGAAAAAGTTGTTGCTCCTACCGGCGGCAGTGCACTATTTAGTATTTTTCAAAAAGCAGGGTACGGCGGAAGTGAATCTGAGTTCTACACAGAATTTTTTCCCGATGCAACTGAAGAGGATAAGAATCTTTCGGCCGCAGATGTGGGTAAAGCCAGTACAGCAAAAGGAGTTCAGGATCTCCTGGGATTTAGCATGCCAGACTTTTCGGATCCCTTTGCTGCTATTGGTTCCCTCGATGCAATGATGGCGGACGACACAACAAAACAAAAAGAAACATATAAACCAAAACGTTCTAGCTTCTTTGATTATTTTCCAGATGAGGAAGATGAAGGTGCGCCTTCCTATTTTAATATAGAATCAGGCGGCGGCCTTGGGTCTCTCTTTGGTTAATGTATATGGCAGATAAACGTAAGAAAGCAGCCTCTGCTGCGAAGATAGCAAAGGACAAAATGGAATGTAATAAACCTCGCAAGACTCCAGGACATCCAACCAAAAGTCATGTCGTCAAGGCGTGTGAAGGTGGTAAGGAGAAAATTATTCGCTTTGGACAGCAAGGTGTAGAAGGCGCTGGTAAAAACCCAACATCTGCAAAGGACAAAGCTCGAAAGAAATCATATTACGCACGTCATAATGCACAAGATTCGAATCCGGACAAGATGTCAGCTCGATACTGGAGTCACAAAGTAAAATGGTAAACAGTTCCAAATAGTAAACTTATGAAATTAGCAGGTAAATACGCAACTGGTTATACGCCAGACATATTCCCAGATCAAAGTACGATGCAACGTTTGGCGACAGAAGTTTCTGATCCTGCATTTAGGAATGCGCTACTAGAGTTCCAATACCCGTTTGCAGCAGCAGATGTTACCTCATCTAATTACTCTCCTGAAATAAAGTCTGCAATTATACGGCTTGCACGAACGGGTTCTTTAGACTAAATTAGTCTTGTTCTACTTTGCTGACATGGCAAAACCTAAATCCGCTGAACTCCAGATTGAGCCCAAGCCCAAGAAAACACGTCAAGGACGTTCTAAAAACACTAAACTAAAGCCTGGACAAAAACGTTATCGTGGCCAAGGCTAAAAGGCTTTATCACACCATTACCGATCTAACGGACAACGCTTATGGGCGTTTGACCGTTCTTGGTTACAGTCCCAGCGTGAAGCATCAGCTATCACGCTGGGTTGTTTTATGTAACTGTGGAAAAAAGTTTACAGTTTATGGGATGTCATTGGTTTCTAATAAAACAAAAAGTTGTGGGTGTTTACAAAAAGAAAAAGCACAAAAACATGGTAATCACAAGCATCCTCTATATAAAATTTGGACCGCAATAAATTATCGTTGCACCAACTCAAATTGCAAAGACTATCCTAACTACGGAGGAAGAGGAATAAAAAATTTATTTGACTCGTTTGAAGATTTTTGTGAGTCAATGGGAGAAAGACCCCACTGTTATACAGTGGAGAGATTAGATGTAAACGGTCACTACAGCCCCGATAATTGTAAATGGATTCCCAACAAACAACAAGTTCAGAATAGAAGATGCAGTATAACCAAAGAAAAAAAGCAAGAAGTTATCCGTCTTGCAAAAGAAATAAAAAACAAAACCACGATAGCACGTTTAGCAGGTGTGGGACGAACAAGCGTCAATAGGATACTTGAAAATTGTGTATGATTAGGTATAGCAATAGTTATCTCCATGTCGGATTTTTCGCGTGCCATCAACCTAATTCGTAAATACGAAGGGTTTAATGAAAAGGCATACCCAGATCCATCCTCAGGTGGCGAGCCCTATACTGTTGGGTTTGGGACCCAGTTCTATCCCGATGGTTCTCCCGTCAAGCAAGGCCAGTGTTGCAGTCAGGAGAAAGCATTGGAATACTTGTTTCACGAAATTAATGTCATTGAAACCCAGCTACTTCGACTAAATCTGGGACTAGATGAACACATGCATCAGGCCCTTGTCTCGTTTATTCATTCAGTTGGATGGGAATCCTTCCTTTACAGCCGTATTATCGACTGCCTTGAAGTTGAAGATTTCTCTGGTGCTACTGATGAAATTGGCCGTTGGGTGTTTGACGCTGATCACAAAGTCATCGGTGGACTCCTGGACCGGAGGCGAGAAGAAATGAATCTTTTCCTCCAGGAAGTTGACGCTAATCCCTGGGCCTCAACTGAGATATTGTTGACTGCCTTCCGTAATTACACTGCCGCACCACATGAAGTGCGGGCGATACGCTCCTTGGAAGAAAGCATCAATCCTTATATCCTTTCCGAGTTTGCCAACAGCTTTCGCATTAGCGACAATGCGTGGGAGGATTTTAGCAACGAAGCCGTCGATTTGATATTCAACGGCTAGCATTAGAATAGTTGCAGCTAAGACATGCAGAGCGGAATGGAACGTTCAGTAGAACCACGGGAGTTTGAACTTCCTCTTGAACTTCAGTTTGCCATGCGCAAGGCTGAGCTTCAAGCTTCTGAGATGACATGGGAAGAATTGCACTTTGCATTGTTAAGCCTTTACCATCAGCGTCTTATGGAGTGGCATGCCATCAAAGATATTATGACGTCTGAAAATATTGAGATTGATTGGGATCATCCAACGGATCTTGAATTAACAGAACTCGCCGCCGCCTGTGGATATGACGACGACGACGAGGAAGATGATGAACAGCTTCAACCGTTCTGAGCTTCATCCAACTGTAAAAGACGATTAAGATACCATTCGCATTTTTGCAGATCCTTTTTCGAGTTACCTTTGCGATTACAGCGCCAAAGGTACTTGACGCAATTGCCGCGCAGATAGCCTTTGTACTCTTCTACCGTCAGTTGCGCTTCAATGGCTTCAATACATTCGACCCCGCCGCCGTCAGTGTAATGAGGCGGATGAT